ATGGCAGCACTCACTGACGCGAAACTACGTAATCTCGTAAATAAAAAAGATTCTCCGTGTACATTGTCTCACAGAGACGGCTTGCGCGTAAAACGAAACATGAGTGGTGTTGTACTTTGGCAGTATCGATGTAGGTTTGAGGGTAAACAGGTCATTATGTCTTTAGGCCACTATCCTCAAGTTAGCCTTAGAGACGCACAAGATTTAGTGCCCTTGTTAAAAGGGTGGATTAAATCAGGGCTAGACCCTCGCGTTGCATACAAAAAACACTTACTAGGTGACGTCTCAGAACCAACGGTGTCTGATCTTGCTAAAAGCTGGTTGGAAGTAAAAGTTCCAAGTTACAAACCTAAAACCCAAGAGCTCTACACCCACCACTTGTCTAAATGGATTATTCCTTACCTTAATGAAGTTACTGCAAACGCAATGACGCCAATCTTATGGACTAAATACTTTGACATGGTAACGGAGGAAGGCACAGCAAAGCTCGCGGGTAATATGCTTGTGCGACTAAAGACCATATTACGCTGGGCGGCAATGAGGGGGGAAATCCCTCAAGGTAATACATTGTTCAACTTACAAGTTAAAGATATTGGGGAGCCGGCTACAGTAGGCCAGCGCTTTTTGCAGTTTAATGAGATAGCATTGTTATGGCGCCAAATAGAACAGGCCAAAGCGACACCTGCAAATAAAGCGTGCTTACAACTGATCTTTTTAACCGGTGCACGTCAGTCGGAAGTCCGGCTCATGAAGTGGGAAGACCTTGACCTGCAAAATAACATTTGGACAGTGCCACCAGAAAACTCGAAAACCAATCAAGCAATACGCCGCCCAATTAGCAAAAAGATGCACCAAATACTCGATAATTTGGCTCTGGTTTATGGCAAGAGTGGAATAGTCATACCGGGCAGTAATCCAAACAAACCAATCACAACTCATGCAGTAAATAGGTTTTGTGCTCGTATGTGGCAACACTTAAATGACAATCACAAAGTCGCAAAGTTTGTGCCGCATGACGCACGCCGTTCTTTAAGTACATTGTTAAGTGAACAAGAAGTATTGCCGCACGTAACAGAAAAAATGTTAGGTCACGCGATGCGAGGAGTCATGGCTGTGTACAATAAACATGACTACCTCAAAGATCAGGCTGTAGCTTATGAGCTGTATTGGAAAAAGGTTGAGGATGCAATCGTTAGCTTATAATTCATTGGTACACATAAATAGTTTTCATGAAAAGTTGTCGAGGTCTTGTTCTAACTCTTCTATAATTTTTCTAATCCTCATACCAAAAAGTCTATCTATGTCTTGAGGTGACTTTTTAGCTAATCTATCTTTGCCTATATAGATCTCCAAAAAATCTTTTTTTTCGTTTGTGTTAAAACTATCAAAGTTAACAATATATTTATGACTATCTTTTTCTACACGTTGTGCTTCAAAATATGCTTTAGATAACTTCTTGGGTGTTATCTTTTTATCAACGTTAAATCTTCGCATTAGCTTTTTTATCGTAGCATCAATTTGGAATAGAAGTGTTAGGTCGTCTAACTGGGAGAAATAGAATACCCAACCTCTTTTAGCGTTATTGAAAATACAGCCGGTGATTCGTAAGTTTAATCGCCACTCGAGTATCTTTAATGCCTTATTGAGGTCACTAACATTCTTAGCCGCTTTGACTTTATGACTATATGTAGTGAAAATGGCAGCTATTGAGCTTTCAAAACGCTCAATTTTTTGTTTTTTTAAACTCGTCTTCCTTTGCGAAAATTTATACCCTAAATAATCGAAGTTGCCTGCAAGGTTTCCAGAACATGACTTTGAGCCTTCAACTTCTAAATCATGTGGATTAAGAGATAGATCTTTTAACATTTCAATACATTTATGAGAGATAGCTTTGACCTTGTTAGCAGGGCAGAAAATTAGTATGTCATCAACGTACCTAGTGTAAAAAATATCATCAAGATTTTTGAAATATTTATCAAAATCAAAAAGGTAGATTTCAGCTAATATATTTGAAATTGAGAGGCCTTGAGGGACACCTCTATTATTATTGGGCCTATTTTTTGAAGACTTTGCCATTGTAGGGTTTTCAATAGCACTTCGAATTAAACTTATCAGCTGTTTTTTTCGGGTTTTTCTTTTTAGGATATTTAATAACATATCGTGATCAATGCTTGGATAATATCCAGAGATATCAATCTTTATATACTTACTATATTTCCTATTGGTTATATTATCTTTAACTTGTGATATTTTTACCTGCGGTATTTCAAGGTGCAATTCGGCTTTGTAAGTTTCCGAGAGTGTTTGACACAAACTACGAAGCGTCAATCGATCTCTATAAGTAGGGATTGAAATTACTCTGGGCATTGAGTCTGCACCTTTTGAAATAAGCTTTTGCTTATACGGTGTAAACTTATAAGTTTCGTTGTTGACTTTTCTTATTATTGTATCAATTTCTTGGTCAAGTGTGTTTTCGAAGCGTTCAGCTGTTACTTTATCTAGGCCGACAGCAGAACCACTAGAAATATGATCTTGATACGTTGAATTCAACTTTCTCTTTTTGAAGTTTCTACTGAAATTTATATATGCAGTCATTACTCTTTACCCTAAAGCGTAAAAATAGCAAACAATGGCCACAAGTAAATTAAAGCTAGAATGATTTGTTTAGCTAGCCTATAAAGGTAAACATGAGCAATTTCTCTTTTCATAGGCTTTCTAGAGGTAAGTGTATGTCTGTTTAATACTCTAAACATCAAATCATCAATATGCGCATGATTATCTGTTTGCTTCAGAAGTTCACAATATTTTTTCCATTTTAAGCTAATATGAATGGACTTATCTTCAAGCAGTAATTGAAGATTGATATAGTTATCTTTGAACTCTAGAGCTTTTCTCTTATAGTCCATATTAGAAACTATAAGTGAAAGAACTAAAATCGACGTTGCCATAATGATCAAATGTAGTGAGGTACTTTCACCTAGAATCAACTCATACTTTGTAGAGTAAATTGAAATAATAACATTAAGCAATGAGTAATATATAAGAATATACTGTGAGTGCTTGTTATTACTTAATAACCTTTCGCTGGCGAAAATGCGAGCTTTTCGAGTAAACCAAATATGATCGTCAATATCAGACATTTGAATTCCTTTTTGAGTGCTGGGGGACTTTTTAGGAAACTTTAACACCTCAAAATGAGGTTTACGCGTAGTGCGCAAATACACAAAGTGTATTACTTATTAGATTCACCTTCAAAAATGAAGATCCAACACAAGTTGCCCCCAGCAGGAATATAATATTATATATTTATATTTTTGGTCAATAAATTGTTTTTTCTAACTATCGTGTGATAACTATTGAGTTTTCCTAAACTCCTCCATACTCACAACCTGCCCAGGGGGCTTCTCTTTGGGCTTTTCGTAGCTCTCATCCACAACAGGTAAGCCCCGATCACCAAGCACCAAATACACGTACCCATCAATATAAACCCCCATAAAGTCGCCTTGTACATCAACCCAGTCACCACCGCCAAACAGCGCATTACCATTCTTGATGCCAATAATGTTATGCACGGTTACACACTCAAACTGACGTGTTCTAAAGATTGACGTAAACCCACGAAACTTTAGTGACTGACTTGTCCCATCAGCCATAGTGCACGCCACGCTATCGCCAGTTATACAACTGGTCTTGGCTGCTAGGCCGCCGCTGGTTAGGTAAGTGTGTCCGTAATTGAACTTAAATTTTACAACAGGCATATCGAATACTGGTTAAATATACAGTTATTGTATTTTGTGCAATTGTTATAGTTAGATCAACAAGAAGGTCAAAATTGACCTATCCACAGAAAAAGTGAAAAGCCTGTTATTAACCCTATAGCGGTGACAAGGGTAAACAGTGCTGAAACAAACGAGCAGTAAACTTTTTTGAGCTGCAAATAACAAGGAGAAATCTATGTTTAAACGTCTATCAATTGTTTGTCTCATGAGTACTCAACTACCATTTATCGCCATGGCTCAAGATACCTGGCGAGGCTTGGTGGTAACAGAAGAAAACCGCTGTTCACCATACGATAAGAAAAAACAATATCCATATTCCCAAAGTGTTGAAGATGACATTGTTGAAGATATGGACGGGTTGGTTTATGGGCCGTATACAGGTCGTTATTTTGAGTCTGATACATCAACAGATATTGAGCATATCGTTGCTGCGTCAGAAGGGCACGACAGTGGACTGTGCGATGCATCAGAAGAAACTAGAAAAGAGTTCGCAACTGACTTACTCAACCTTACACTTGCAGCACCCGAGATCAATCGGTGTGGCCCGGGTGGCAAATGTGGTTATGACGCAGCAGAGTGGTTACCCATTAAAAACAAATGTTGGTTTGCAAACCGCATTGTAGAGATAAAAACCAAATACTCCTTAAGCGTTGACCAAGCAGAAGCAAATGCACTAGAAGCTGTTTTGAGCAATTGCCAAAGCTTCGCAATGATTTTCTATCCTGAAAATAATGATTTACCAAGACAAGGCGTCTTGGCACTATATGATGATAACGAAAACGGGCAGATAAGCTGTACGGAGGCCCGAAGTCATAACATCGCGCCAGTGACTCGTGATCATGCTGCCTACCAGTATATGAGAGATGCAGATGGTGATGGTGTAGTGTGTGAATAATAAAAACTAAAAAATACAGACTAAGAAAGAAGAAACAGGTCAAGATTGACCTGTTTCTTTACCAAGAACAAGGCGATAATTGTTTAAAGTCTAGGGAAACTAATTAAAGCCTAATCCGGCAATGTAAATACCTATCAAATAATATGGAACTCCAAGAAACAACCATAATGTAGCCCCTTTTTTGGAAAAGAACTCTTTCATCGGGATTCCGGTAGGGGATTTAGCATCAACGAAAGGGATCTTAAAATCAGGGTGATATGCTTTTACGATAGGTCCTAGGACATGAATCAAAGAATATAATATGACTAGAGTAGATAGTAATAAAAAAGCAATTACAATAGTAAGCCTTTCGTAAAACGCCTCTGGAGAAGTATTACTTATAGTGAGCTTAAGTAGGCTAGCCAAAAACATGAAATACATTAGTGACTCAAACAGTCCCTTTAGGTGTGTTTTATTTGCAATCAGTTTAATCATAATCTTCCTTAAACTTTCTAATTGGTAAAAAGGGGGCAAGCCCCCAAAATGAATGGCGTTATCTGGCGATGACTACAGTCCCGCACTCGAGACGCTTTGTAACTGCTCGTTTATTTGCTATAAATCGGTTTAAAATGTGCTTGTTCAACATTTTCAATTCCTACGATATAGGTTGGAGTTGAATAACCTAAACATTGAAAAACTTGGTAGGAATAGATTGCTACGTCTAAAGTATCCAAGGTATTCAATGTAGAAACAGGACAACTCACCACTGTTTCTAATTTATCATTAGTGTTTAGCGTCGTGGCAAGCTTCTCTTATGCTTGCAAACGTCTTCCCATTGGCCGTTTTTATATCTTTTATAACGGCGCACAGGCACAACTTTAGTTCTAGAAGGCATTTGAAAATCCTCTAATCTAGTTTGGAGTTGAATAACCTAAACATTGAAAAACTTGGTAGGAATAGATTGCTACGTCTAAAGTACCCAAGGTATTCAATGTAGAAACAGGACAACTCACCACTGTTTCTAATTTATCATTAGTGTTTAGCGTCTTGGCAAGCTTCTCTTATGCTTGCAAACGTCTTCCCACTGGCCGTTTTTATATCTTTTATAACGGCGCACAGGCACAACTTTAGTTCTAGAAGGCATTTGAAAATCCTCTAATCTAGTTTGGAGTTGAATAATCTAAACATTGAAAAACTTGGTAGGAAAAGAGTGCTACGTCTAAAATACTCAGGTTTTACAATGTGGAAACAGGACAACTCACCACTGTTTCTTTATTTAAATAACTCTAATTATTTGTTTTTTATAATAAAAAAAGGTCTTTTCATAACCGTTTTGTTTGAAACGCAAAAAAACCACAAAAAAAAGTGTACGAAAAATTGGTGTTTTTTTTCATATTTATATATACTCTCCCTCGCTACGTTTAAAGTATTCAGGTATTTCAGTGTGGAAACAAGACTGTTTATCACGAAATCCAAATACGGTTAATAGCGAAAAAGAAATTAATCTTTTTCGCCCTTAACTTTACTCAATCTGCATCTTGCAGCACTATTAGAGACAATGAATTCTTTCATTAAATCGCGGAAAGAACTCATGTTTTTAACAATATTAAATGGCATTAAAAACTCAGCTGCAAATTGGTCTGCTTGCCATTCTGTATCTTCCCATATTTGGTGATCAGAATACTTTTCTTGCTTACCGAGAACTAATGGCTGATCGTGCATAAATAAATGACCAATTTCATGAGCAATAGTAAACCTGCTTTGGCCATCTCCATTGCAAGCTTTATCGTAAACTGACTGTTTTAAATAGATTTTACACTCTGAGGGTATAGTCAACCCCGCATAGTCCTCCATCTCGCAGTCTGGTTTTATTTCTAATGTAAAGTCAGGAATTTTATCAGGAAGGGTTATATCAATTAGGTGGATTATGTCCACACATTCTTCCAAGTCAATTTTGAAAAATGACTTGAGCTTTTCAACTTTCTCCCTGATTTGTTTAATATTCCTTGGGCTGGTTTTTATACCTTTTGTTCTTATTGCCACGTTATTACATTCCTTACTATCCCTTCAAAATTTCTAAAATAGCTTCAGCATCTTCATCACTTAAGTCCGACGACTCAATTCTTCTTGCAAAAGCTCCAACAGTACTTCTTAATAAATCACTGTCTTCATCTTTGACGTTAATACTGAACTCTTGTTGTGAAAGAGTTGCTGCGTCTTCTATTTCACATCTATCTTCAAAAGAAAGATCTAAGTAATCAGCTATCTTACTTACAAAGTCATTTGTTAACTTCTTCTTACCGTTTTCAACAGCCGATAAGTAAGCCGATGTTACGCCTAAGCCTTTCGCCATGTCACCAAGCTTCATATTTCTGTCGATCCGTATTTTACGGATAGCCATTCCAAATTTTGTTAACATAAGCCGCTCCACTCGTACTATTTCTTATTTTTATCCGTTAAACCCAATATGGGAGGTGTTTTTCCACCTTTAACCATAGTATTTCATGTTTTTAACCTAAAGTCAAGTGTTGTTAACCTAGTTGGTTAATTTCTTGATGGGGTTAGTTACTTAGCTGACATTTTCACTCAATGGCCTTTTATGTAAATAAAGATACTACTAATGTCCACCAAGTTACGGAAGGACAAACTTGTCCTGTTAAGTCAAAGAGTTGAAATAATGCTCATTTTTCCATTTATTGTTGCATGCATAATCTTTACTAGAAATGCAGATGAATCAGTGGCTTGAAAATTTATCTGGCTGCATTTTAAGCAGTCAGCTTGCTTGCTACTTCTTGTTAGCAAATGATATAAAGTGATTGATAGATGCTATTGAGGTGTAAAGAAAAATGGATGTTAAGGAACAGGCTGAAAAATTATGCCGGTGGTGTTGTACTCCCATTAATACGGAAGCGCGAATTTGTCAAAATTGTCATCGTTCGCAAGGCTGGGCGGGGAGGCTCCCATCAATCTCAATGGGTGTAGGGTTACTAGTATCAGTATTAGCTGCTCTTACCTCAATTTACCAAGCGATGCAGTCAAATGAAGATAAAAATGAAGCTAAAGCTGCGCTCATAGAGGTAAGAACTCTAAAAAAAGAAGTTGAAGCACTTCAATATTATGCACTGGAAGGGTATTTCAGAGAGTTTATAAGTGGTCTAGGTCATAGAGCTAGTGGAGTCTTGAACATGCTTAAGTATGAACATCGAAAAACACAGTTTTACTATCTAAGTCTCGAAAAAGTTGCTTCTGACGTAATGGTATTACAAAGTGATAGGTTCAAAGCTTTAAGCAAAGAGAAAAGAAATCATGCCGAATCGTTTAGATGCAACTTTGCAAAAAGAATACAAGAAACTATCTCAGATTTAGATTCAAGAAAAAACATAACAGAAGACTTAAAAACATCCCTAAAGGCTTCTAGTATAAAACTAGCTAAAGGCTGTGAAAACGTTAAAATCTAAATCCCATTTACACTGCCAATGCAGAATAACGTGTTTTATCTAGCCTTATAAGGCTGGCTAATGTTGGCTTGCAGCGCAGCGCTACCCCATTGAAAGAGAAGATTAGCACTATGCACTTTATTTCAAACAGGAAGGGGGTCGCGTTGTGGTTCCTTGGGATCATTCTATTTTGAACTTCCTTGTATTACAAACCTCCATCTAGTTATAACTATCTTTTAATTTAGATTATTTTGGTTAAATTGTTGCTGTGTTTTTATCCAGTGCTTTCTTGCCCGTTGCACTGCGTTTGAGCTAAACTAGTGCAATGGTTGTTACATTTGAGCAATTAAGTTAACATCTTGGTAATGTAAATAGGGACGTATTCATAACTACAAATAGGAAATACCAATGAAGCTCAAAAAGAAAGATATAAAAGCGCTTTCACCTAACCAGCTAACCAAAGTTAAAGGTGGCACAGGCGGTGGCGGCGATGGAGTAATTCCAACACAACAGGCACTGGGTACTGAGCTTGGCCCTTTCTGGGTTTATCCAGATTAACATGGAATGACAGATATGAGACTTAAAAAGCGAAGTTTAAAACACTTGTCAGAGAAAGGACTAAGCGCTGTTAAAGGTGGAGGAGGTGGCTCTAATGGTACTGTTGAGCCCCCTCAAGCTATGGATTTGGCAATTAAGCCAACAGTAAAAGCTTTGTAAATTTTGGAGCATCAAAAGCATGAGACTCAAAAAAAGAAACTTAAAAAGTCTTTCTAAACAAGAGTTAGGTGTAGTTTTTGGATGTGGAAGTGGAGCTGGTACTACGGCTGAACCACCAGTTGCAGAGCTAATTGCAAAGAGGACAAAACCTACAACCAAGGTTTTATAAATATGGAATGAAGAATATGAAGCTCAAGAAAAAAAGTTTGAAGCAGCTAACTACACAAGACCTCAGAAAAGTTGCGGGTGGGACTACTCATGATTCTAGCGAGCCACCTCAGGCTAAGGCATTAGTATTTGGAGATGAGTTAATAAAGGAAAAGCTCAAAATTGGCGGATAGTTAAGGTTTAATACTTAAGGAAAAGCATGAATGAGATTTTAGGTGGTATTGGATGGCTTATAAGGGGAGTTGAATTACTCCTATTGCTGTTCATGCTTATTCAATTCAAAAAACATAGGTGGAATTTGTTTTTCGGTGGAAAAACATCATGTATGTCATCTGACGAAAACGAAATGCATTCGTCATTTATTTGTATAATTTGTGTCCTTTTCTTTTATACCACGGGCCAAGGCTTAGCCAGTAGCATGCTGGAGTTACAGGAGCTAGACAAGTTTGAACTAAGAAGGCTATTCTATTTTTCTCTAAACGTTAATGCAGCTTTGATGGCTGGCGCAATTTACGTTCTTCACCGAATTAGAAAATGTAGGTTTTCAATCACCGCTAAAAGGTGTTTACACTTAATAGTATTGATTGTGTTGATCAATACTATTCAGCTTATCGCTAGAGGGTACTTCGATTTTAATGGGTTACAGTCGATTTATAGGGGACTTACTGTAGGATGTAATTTACTGGCATTGTTTATTGTAGCTGTGTACCCAGTAACAACTAGATTGAATAAAATAAAAAAAGAGAAGGAAGCTTAATGGAGATTTTGATTTTATCAATTGCCATTTTTGTTCTAGTGGCTACGTTTGCAATATTAGCAACGTTAGATTGTGAAAAAGTTAATAGGCTTGAGGCCTATATGCTGCTAAAGCTAAAGTTTAGTGCGCTTTATGAAAAAATAAATGGAGTAGATGCGGATGTCTCGTTTGAAGATAAATCTAGCTGTTCAATTGTTAATGACAATATTTCTTCTCACAATATATGTGTTGAGATAGGGCAAGCGCTGGCTGGGGATTCGAATGACCCCATGGAAAAGTTCGACCAACTTAGAGCTAGTATTAATAAAGCTAAAGAATACAGTATTCGAATGCAGAACATACCAATCAAATTAGCGCCAAAAGAACAGCCAAAGCTTTCGGTTGTAAAAAACGTTTAGTTGAGAAAGTGCTCGTGAGAATGGGGATGCCTCCCGAAGGTTTTAAAGACTAATAATATGCATAGTAGTATATCTGTCAGGGTAGGTGCTGGCAACGACCAACTAAATTAGCTTAGGTACAACTTGGAACGCATTGATAAAAGCTATGCTTCAATTGACAGTAGAAACGACGCCCTTCTTCTCAAACCATTTTAGCTCTGAGAGTTCAATTTTTTCTTCTAAAAGGTTTTTAAGTTCTTCGTTGATAGGGAAAAATTTATGATCAACGTGGTCAGAATATGAGCCAATCAGCACGTCATCAGTGGAAAATTCATCTTGCGCTGAATAATAAGCATACCCATCCATGTTGAATTTTATTCCAAGTTTAAGTATTTCAACAATAACAGGAAAACTAACACCATGATCAATAGATATATAACGACCTGCTGGAATATCAGTTACACCTTTAGTTTTTCCAAAAATATCGTAGATAGGTATATTGTTTTCTTTAAAGTAAGTTTTGATTTCCTCAAAGTCACTTAAGTTATCATTGATAGAAATACGTCCCCAGTTAAACCCTTGTTTTGCTGTAGCTACTTGTTGAGCGGGTTTGTTAATTACCTGTGTTTTGATTACTTCCAGCTCCTTTTCTATGAGGTCTAATTTACCAACTCTAACAACTCTATTTGACTTGCTGTCAAGGTATTTGGAATAGAATGAATCTTCTTGTAATTCAGGTCTAAATTTAGTTTGCAAAATAAATATAGCTACCAAAAATATAGGAACGTTAATTACAGCTGCGATGACCAGTAAGGATTTTTCCCAACCATCTATATTTGCAGCTGCGGTTAGAAACGAACCATTAATAGCAATAAGACCTACTAACCAAGCAGATAACAATTGAATAGGTTTTGTAACTTTTTGAGTATTAATTTGAGACACGGTACTTCCTTACCTCTAACAATTTTATAGTTCTCAACTTGCGCACTATCCTGAATATGGAAGCAACCTTATAGCTCAGAATCTAAGAAACAAGAATTTTACAGAACACCAATTTTCATTTTTCGCTCTTAGCTGCCTCCCAGATGAAATATGAACCTTGTATGGTTCGATAAAGGCTTTGCTTTTACCCTTCATTTGACTTTTGACTGGTTCTAGGTGTTTGGGACGAGTATCTAGCTTCAACAATAGGGGTTACTTTATTGAGTACATACTCTGACGCTTTATCAAAATCCATCTTCTCTGTATCAACTTTAATCCACTGAAAAAAACCAAATGTCATTATGCAATCTGTGACAGCTTCCACAAACTGCTCTTTGTATTTTTGCTCAGACAGATACGATGAACTCATTGGTTCATTTTTTATGTCGTTTCCAGGCATGATTTGGCCCGCTGCGGGACTAGTCTCTCCATTGATAAGCCACAAAGCATACTGTTTAAAGTCTGGATGGTTGGCAATAGCCATTATTGGTGGTGCACCCACTTCAGTATGCCCACCTTCATATTTTTTATATGAACTCAGTGGAATGCCAACCTTTTCGGCAAACTTATTTGCACTCAAGCCTGTGGTATTCCGAATTAGTTTGAATTTTTCACCTAGAGAAATTGACATAGTACCTTCCAAGGATCTATATTTGTCACATGTTCCTTGTGAGGAACTGTTTATATCCGTTATGAGGATATTATTGCTTAAAATGAACTTATATCGATTAGATTAGCATATGCAAGGCTGATATTGGAACCGTGCATGATGCTATTACTAGTATATGCGAGGTTAATATGGATAACTACAGACGCAATTTAGCAGGGGATGTTGTTGGTAATGATGAAAAGTTCCTCCGGGTAGCTGATGTCGTCGAAAAATGTTCAATTTCAAGAGCCATGATTTACAAACTGATGGGGCAAAAAAAATTTCCACCAAGCCATAAGATTAGCAATAAATATGTGATCTGGTTGGGCAGTGATATCGATTTGTGGCGCTCTATGGACATTGACGCTTTCTATGAAGTGTATGGTCAAACATTGAAAAGTGGTAACAGCCTTCATAAAAAGGAGCAAGCAGCATGATCACTGAACAATCAATCAAATCTCTTGGCTTGTCTCCTGAAGCTGAAAGTATTTTTCTGAGCATGCATCATGAGATTGAAGTCCTTAATGAAAAGCTAGACGAAGGTGACGAGCGTTTGGTTTCAACTGCTGAGGCAATGAGCTACCTACGTATTGCCCGCAACAAGTTTTGTGACTTATCAAAAGAGCATGATGACTTTCCGAAGGCGGTTACGTATGGGTATACCCATTACTATCGGTTTGGTGATGTTAAAGCCTTTCGTAAAAAGCTGGTTGATGAAGCAAGGGCTGGAGGTAACTCATGATTTCATTAAGCGTAGTCGACCAACTTAATGTACCTGATGACGTAAAAGGCATTATCTCTTTAGTAGTTAAAGAAAACATTGAGCTAAAAGAGCAGCTTAAAGAGGGTGATGACCGCCTTATTACAACTGCCGAGGCTAAGGAAATTTTGCTGTGTAAACACAAAAAGTTTTGGGATATGGCGGCTAATTACGACGACTTTCCCAAAGTTATTAAGTTTGGCAGAAATTACTACCGCCTTGGTGATGTTAAAGCATTTCGTGACAAGCACATTAAAGGCATAAACGGGGAGGCTAAGTGATGGGACAGCCAAACCAACTTCAAACAGTACCAGAATTAGCAGTTATCAAAGGTTCAAAGCGCGAGCTACCTGCTTGCTTTATAAATGCTCGCAAGCAGCTAAAAGGCGACTTTAACAGCCCAAGCCGTATTTACGCTCAGCTCCCAGAAAGACAAAAGTACCTGCTTTGTTTTGCCGCCGGCTTTAGCAGAACACAAGTTGGCATGCTTTGGCATGAAATGAGTAATGACCAGAGACTTTCTATCCGAGACGCGATAATAGAGTTTAGGGGCCTTTCTCAGCAGTTTTTTGATGCTAAGGCAATTGACCCACAAAAGTTTATTCAAGGCAGCAGTTTCGCCAAAGTTAACTAAGCAAGGAGCTATCATGTTTAACTTTTTTACAAAGCTGTTCAGTAAACCCCAATACACAAAGCGCCGCCTCAATAGCGGTTACCCCGAAGCCTTTGACAGTTACATGGACAAGTGGGTGTTGCAAAAGCTAACCAAGCTTTCATCAGAAGACTATGCCAAGTTGCCCAAATGCGATGACGTAAACGAATACAGAGTAAGGAAAGCGCTATGAGTTCTACGAACCCTTTCGATTGCATCTACTTTGTGTTTTGCAAAAACCAACCCAAAACACTAGTCACCAACCTTTTCGAAATTTAACCCAAAGGACCAAAGAAATGGAACATATCAAAGACCAAGTTGCGTCTGAAAAACATTTAAAACTGTCAAAACATGAAAAGGCAGCTTTGAAAAAGGTTTTCGTGATGGAATATAAAATTGCTGAGCTGAAAAGCCAATTAGAGCAGTTTATTGGTGACCTACATTCTGAGTGCAATTCAGCATATATAAAAGTTTGTAAACTTTCTCACAAAAATCCAATGCGTAAAAAAAATAGGGGATTCGTTACATTAATTACAGCCGAAAGAGCAATTCAAGCAGAGCAAACTTTAAGACTTCCCTCAATTGTAAAATCTGCTGTCAGAAGGATTAATGACACCATTATAAACAGATGGAACGGAAGCTACCAGCCAACCCAGTATAAACTCAATAGTTGGTTCGATATTGTTGCAGCATTTTCTCCAGAGTTATTTAAAAGGTTGTGGAATTTATATATGGGGCGCTGCATAGGAGGATGGATCGACTACCTCACTTTTGAAAGCGAAACATTAGCGAGTAAAGGTATTTTCAATATCCGACGGCCAAGCACTTACATCCACAAACAAGCACCAATCACTGTTGGCAAAGACGACATCCCCTTTTAAATAAAATATTTGGAACAAGAAAATGACATATATCAAAGACCAAGATCTGCCTGAAAATCAGAATATCACTCAATCAATGGTTAATTTAATCGTAGAGCAGGCTAACGAGGCGATTAACCTAGTTTGGAAAAGAGATACATCTAGTACTCGAATTGCATGCGAAGATGTACTTACTGATTTGCAGCCAATGGCAAAGCTTATTTGTGAACATGCAGACTTTGACATTTACGCGCAAATCAAAAAGGTATTAGACGAGCTGCATTTAGGCGCCGAGCTACTTCATAAACTAGAAGTTTAGTTATGACTGTTCGGCCTATTGACGTTGATACACTTAATTTAAGCGGGCTAGCAAAAGGTGTATTAGCGTCGATTACCGATATCGACGATTACAACTACTTAGCTCGCGGACTCTCCACATTACCTATCCCATTGCAGGGCCGTATGGCCCGTAAATACATTGACCGCTATAACGGTAAAAAAGCAGGTAGCAAATACAAAGCTAATGAATGGATGCGCCGCACTATCAAGCGTTTAAAACCTCGCTTTGGCGTGTTGTTCAGGATTGCTCAAAGTATGCCTTTCCCTTGGCATATTTTGAGCAGTGTTGAAAAGACGAAGGACCACTCAAGGCTTGTTGCAACTGAAGCTATGCGACTGATGATTGATCTTGCTGATAGCAATACCGAACTCTCATATAGAGAGTTATTAATAGAGACGCATATAGCTTTAAAGACATTCGCTAAGCCATTCGGCGTTAGAGTGCCATTTTCAAATACAAAGTATTCAAAATTACCAGATGTGCTGTTGCAGTCGACATTGCTTAAATTAAAGTGTGACAAGTGGTGGGCGCGAAAATTAAAGCTTGTACGCCGCCAGTATTTAGAGCTTTTGGAAATCTCAACGGGTCAGGTCGGAAAGGACTTGTTTTATAACCCGAGGACCAAAAAGAACTCCCGCAAAGGCATTTCTCCTTACTCGAGCAAATTAGCTCAACAAGAATACAGTCAATCAGAAAAGTCTGGATTGGAGTTTTTAAAACTAATGGAGCTAGAAGGCTCCGACGGCACTGTAATTGATTTAGTTGAAGCTGTTAAGTCGGGTATGGCAAACCCTAAAAACCGTCGCAATGAATTGATGCTTAGGATTCGTGAAACGGAGGAACTGGCCGACGAAATGGGTTATGTTGGCGTGTTTCTTACCCTTACCGCACCATCGCGTTATCACGCAAATAGCCAAAAGTGGGCAGGAACCACCCCCAAAGACGCACAAGCTTACTTAAATAGAACATGGTCTCGTGCTCGCTCAAAGCTAAACAGGCGAGGGCTTGATTACTTTGGTGTGCGAGTGGCGGAACCTCACGCTGATGGCACTCCGCATTGGCATATGATGCTTTTTATGCCCAAAAAGAAGATGCAAGAAATTATCGCCATTTTGCGCTGGTACTTTATCCAAGAAAACAAGCAAGAATTATATGAGAGACGGGCAGACAGGCCCCGTCAATTCAAGCTATACAAACAAAAGCGTAAAGAGTGGGGCTTAAAGAAAACGCAAGGTAAAAAGGCAAAGGAGCCTAGCAAATTCTATAAAACGTTTAACCCGCGATTTGAAGCTGTATTGATTGATAAAAGTAAAGGTAGTGCCGCCAGTTATATAGCTAAGTACATTTCAAAAAACATTGATGGATATATGTTACTCGATCATCAAGACGCTGAAACAGAGGAAGGTTTTGCTGAATTTGATGAAAAGGGCAAAGTTAAAAAGAACAATATCAACCCAGTCAGAGCCTGGGCGAGTGTTTGGGGTATTCGTCAATTTCAATTTTTAGGTTCACCAAGCGTTACTGTTTATCGTGAATTGCGCCGGTTACGCAATGAATGTGATGACCAGAATATTGAGCCTATTAGGTATGCAGCAAACGAGGGGCACTGGAAGGATTACGTAAAACTGCAAGGCGGCATGTCTGTAGGTAAAGATGCTAATTTCAAACCGCTGTATGAGTACACTGAGTTTGGCAACGACTACGGTGAAGTTGTTCAGCGTATAAAGGGGGTTTTGCATGCCGCTAGTGACAGCTCTATCGTCACTAGGTTGGTTGAATGGACCAGACAACTCAAAGGTACCGCAGAGAAAAACGCGCGTGCAGACAGCACCCCCGTCGGCTCAGCCGACTATTCTTGGACTAGTGGGAATAACTGTACGCCTTGCACGACAGGGCATAGCGACGAGTTAGTGCTAGATATGCAAGGTTGCAGCGAAAATGAGATCAGAGACATTAAAAAAGATCTCGTAGCAGGAAAAAGGATCATGAGAAACGGCTTTATTTACCTAATAAGGGGAGGGCAATTGCTCATATTGGATAAAAAAGCCCAGATTAACTCACTTAAACAAGACTACATCAAGCATGTAGCGCATTCACTCGCCCAAAAAGAGGCGGAGCAGCAGCGATATGAAGCCCAAGAGTCGGCAATTGCTGATTGGGATGTGCTTAATGAAGATCAAATTGACCAGATAAAACGAACTGGCCACGTTGTCGCGGGTCGTCGAGTGTATTATATTGTCGGCAACAAGCTTAACTCTTTCAAACGTATAGAGTTAAACGACATGGAGCGGGTAACGACGCTAGAAGCACAAGACGTGCATTGGCAAAAAGCTAGGGAGATTGTAGACCTCGCCTTTACCTATGCTCAATTAGAAGAACGAACAATTCCATCCAACACCATATACGGCCATGACCGAAAGCTCGGAAAGGGCTTAGACCTGATTGGTGATCTTGAACTTGCTCAACTCGCTGTTGAAGGCGAGGCAAGCGCGATTAGCGATAATGATTGGTGGGAGATAGGGATGATGGCTTAGGAGTCAAAATTTGGTGCAAAAAACGATTATAAATCTTAAAGCATTTTGGATAATTCTATCTTTTTCGCTTATTTTACTGTTTTTTGGGGTTGCGTCTATTCTCAGCCAGCATGTCAGTATTATCGATAAATGGTCTGCGTCAGCAAGCTGGATGAGTTTTGTACTAACATTTTTTGCAATCGTGGTCACAATACTATTTGGAATTCAGGCTAACCGCCTTGCCCAAAAGCCTATAGAAAAAGAAATGAGGGCGGATATACATAGGATTTATACGGAGCATTTACTCGGCATATCTGAGCAGTTTGAAGCTCACATATCTCTAAACTTTGTCAATGTTGTCATTCTAATAGAGTTGATAATTGAACAAGCAGCCAAGTCTGACTACAAAGTAAATGAGAATCTCTTAGGTAATGCGAACAGGGTTATTGAAGAATCAAATAGTGGAATGATCGAATACCAGAAAATGTCAGATGATGCTATTCAGCAATTGGACCGGCTTTCGTTCACTTATACTGAACTTAGTATTGAAATTGAAAAACACAAAAAGTCTATCTTAAGATCTCGCGCTGCTGCATTTGATTTATATAACGCAAGTCAAGCTCTCGAATATTCAATGGTAGATTATATTAGCCGAGAAGTTGATACTGATAGTTACGAATCTTATCTAGGTATTTTCCCGTCTAAGCGTTTTATGTCAAATGCTAAGGCACATTTACTAGAAAATAAAACCCAAGAATTTATGCGCCCGGTTTATAGCGCTTGTAGAAAGACACTAGCGCGGAACAGTGTAAGAAACCCCTTTCAGCTAAAGAACATTGCAAGCGACTTTAAGTCAATTTTAGATTAGCTTAATACAACAAAAATATAGGTTAAAAATAATGGTAAGTGAGTTATTTAAAAGTTTAGATGATTGGTTATATGAATTTGATGATAGATATCCCTTTTGGCAAGTTTGGTTGGTTATTCTTTTTTTATCATTAATTTTTGCGTCAACATTTACAGTTTTCCTAGTTAAACAGGAACTTGCAAATAGATTAGGGGCGTGGGGAAGTGCTCTTGGTGGAATAATCACATTTGTTGCCGCTGTCTTAGCTTTTTATCAGTATATGTTTTATGTTCGTGATCGTGCAATTGAAGAAAAAACTGAGCTTGTAACCGGGCCTGTTTCTGAGCTGAGGAAGTTGAAGTTTGATCTAGAAGGTTCAATGTGGACTGCCGTTACTTTGTATATATATGATAAGAAAGAAATTGAACTTACTCCAAAAGAAATGGCAGATGCAGTGCTGAAAGTTGAGGAATTAAAGAATAATATAAGTACACAATTTGAAAAGTCATTATCGTTATTAGATAGAGTTAACGTTAAAAATAGTTATAATTCAAATAAAAATAATAGATTAAAGGTGGAGTGTAAATCCATGATTGAGAAGGTTGTAGTCGATTTACAAATAGTAATTAATCTATTGTACAAATATCAAGGGAAAGACTTACTACTGGGTAACTTTGGTATAAAACCAATTGATAAATTATCTTACTATGAAAGCTTAGAAGCAGCGGCTCAGTTTGCTCTTAAAGATGACGCTATATACATTTATGGCTCTGCATTCGAGTTGATTGGTTTTAGAGAGTATCTTGCTCGCTTTGATGAAAGTGTTGAGAGTTTAACTAAAGTGAGTTAATTAGAGTTCTAAAATTTAATTAAATAGATATCAATTGAAGTTTATTCTTTTAGCAGGTCAATTTGCATTGGCTTCGGTAAATTCTTCAAAACCCCCGCAGCCAATCTTGCCACATCTCCCCTTGGTGGATTCAAATAGTGTTTGAATGCAAGACTTGCAACAAATGTCGCACCACACTCTTTAGTGTTTGAACACGAGCAGTACAATTCAGATACGTTATCCGCCACATTCTCCCTCGATGTTATTACTGCTTTGCTTCCGCAGTTTGGGCAAGTCACTCGCATTGTTACACCTTCAAATCTCAATCTTAATACTGTGATTATATACAGTTAATTCCGTGGCGCAAATATCACCGCCAGAACGCCTGCATGAGACCAAAAGGGCGAAAAATTCACTCCTCCTCGCCTTCCGCTTTCGCACAAAAAATTGACGGCTTTGACATCGCCTGTGACACCGAGATTATGTGGCAACCTTTATACCTATGGATCTGCCAGCATTTAGGAAAGGATCAGAATGTCAAACTTGTGACATGTTTTGACACATGAATGACAAGAAAGGATCCAAAATATTGGAAATACAACGAAAACCCATTTATATTAAAATTATTATGACTTAACTCATAACTATTTTATGAAATACTTATTTAAAGGAATGCAAAGCCCAGAGCGGTTCGAACTGCTTTTATCATTGACTCGGATTAGCAGTGACAACATTATTGAGGCTTTGAGGGATTACTTAGTGCGTGGTTTGGATAAAAAGACAGCGGCGGTAATCAATGGCATTGAGCAACCCAACTTGTCGGCAGCTTTGAGAAGGCTCGAGGTTAAAGCTGAATTGGTAGAAAGAATTAAGGAACTTGATAAATAAGGTGTTGATTAAAAATGGTAGAGGAAGCTTTAATAAAAAGACTCAAGGATAGTTTAGGTGCTGTAAAAAAACCATGTCGAAAAAAATATGTAAAATATATGATAGCCAGTAACTTTTATGTTGATGGTAACATTTTTATAAAGCGTTATGATATTGCGTTATCTTCTGATTATCTAGGAAATACAAATTATCGTTCCAAAATGGTTGTTGATTTATTAATGTCAATTGAGTGTTCTCTGAAATCATTACTAATTACAACTAGTAATGATGAGGTTAGTGCAAAAGAAGCATATAAGAAAGCAAGAAAATGTGGCCATAACTTGGATAAGTTGGCTAAACTCGTAATAAATCAGTCTAAGTATAAGATTAGAATCCCTAGCAGTAATAGTAGTGTATTTGTCGAACTTCATGAGCTGGGTGTTTTCGCTAGGTACTCTTTTGAAATCTGGAGTATTAAAATTAAACAAAAACACTTATTTTGTGATAATTTAGTAGAAAGAACTATTGAAAACACATACTGGTGCAACCGTTTAAGAGATGAGGCTATTAAGTGGAATATATTAGCATCAAATCGTTTGAGTGCATTAAGAAAGCATACAATTTTATCTGGAAAGCCTTTACTTAATGCGAGAAAAGAGGTTGATGATTTCGTAAATGATCTGAAGTAAAGTTGATGGTTTATGCGTTGGTTTTTCAATGGGAAGCCTAATTTCTAATTTTAAGCACTAATTTGTGAAAATAGGCTGTCAGTTGTATTTAACTAAAGCATTATATTCGTGTTTCAATGGTCAATATTATTGGTTTGTATTACTTATCCCTTAGCTTGTTAATGATATTCATCGGATCTTTACTAAACTTGTGACCGAAGTTATTCAGACCATTAAACAAATGAGGCGCCAGATATGCACCCACACCAATAAAGCCTGGTCGGGCGCTTTCGGCTACTTGCCAAAAATCACAAAAGCTAGATACCAAATAAGCAGCAAGTAATGCCATGAGCGCGTTAAAAAAGTAACGGCCAAAAGTAAACGCGTGTGGCGATAAGTAAAGTTGAATGGCAGCTGCGGCCATGCTGATAACAACAAACTGCACAATTTGTTTAAGGTTTATAAAGTCCATTATTCGGCATCCTTGCTTGTCGGGTATAAATCAGAGTATTCGGGTATTGCAAAATCAATGTGTAGTTTGGCTGGCAAATAGCGGTTAATGCTAGACATAGTTTGTTGGAGCGGTACTACTTCGTTGTTGTAATATGCACGGGTAATTTTGTCTAAATCACCAAAGCCTGGTGAATCGCCAGAGCTTTGGCCGCTCAATGCTTCTTGCGCTCGGTGCATACTCAACATGTCGTTGAGAGTAATTTTCTTGATGCGCTCGAATTCGTCTTTGGTAGAGATATCTCCAACAGGTGTGATCTTAATCGACTTTTCAGCGTCGGCTTTATTGCTGCGAAAGTTGAAAAATAAACTTCTAAAGTTACCCACGCCTTTGCTGTCTTTGATTGCATTTTTTAGTTTGGTTTCATCTTCAGCACTTAAATTTGGGTCGGCCATGCTAAAGATAAAGCCCATGTGTGCGCCGTTCTTGTAATAGCGGCGCCTAAATAGCGTCGCATCTTCATTAAGCAAAGCACTTTGAATACCGCCGTAATATTCGGGTATGCCATAAATACCTTGGGCTGGGTCATACTCTTTTATATGAATCACTTCTCCAGCATTGAATTTAATTGGCTCGATAGTACGGTTAGTTAATTGCGCATAAACACTACGCTCGGTTGTGTAACGCATGTTCAAAGCGGGTAGGTGCTTGAGTCTGATTATTTGCCCAAACTTATTTTTGATGATTTGAAGATAGGCATTACCAGACCATAGGTAGTCATAGGCAAACTTTTTAAATGCGTCGTTACTGATCACAGAGTTTGGTTTAAACCATTTCAGGATCATGTTGCGTTTAAAGCCAAGTATTGGCCCATGCTGCGCATTCACCCTAAGTAATTTAACTAAACCCAATAAACTGATAGGCGGCTCATATATGCCATTCATATCAGAAAATATGCCCGTGTAGTCTGTGAGCCGATTATCTAAAACTGGCTCCGGATCACCAAAACTAAACACGTCACTCATACCTGTATAGTTTGGTGCGCTGCCAGATTTAACGCCTTTCATCCTTGGCTTGTTCATTATGCTGCAATTCCTACTGATGTTTGGCGGCCCATCATGTTGCCGTCAAGAGGTTCAAATTTCATGGCATGCATTATTGCCCAAGCAATGTCAGCATGGCCCGTTGTCTCGGTTCGATTAGTTGCGTATGTGATTTGGTCGCCAACTACTTTACGACGAATGTTTATAAATGAGCTGGCAATATTTACTGCGTCTTTGTCGTATTCAAAGCGGCGGTTTTTAATAACATTTAAGGCCTTAATGACCATTTGGTTTTTAATAATTGGGTTGTAATGAATTGGTTCAGCATTAGGGAAAAATGCGGTTATCAGTTCCCACACACCATAACCCATACCTGTTGTATCAATTCCAATATGCTGCACGTTATATTTATGCGTGAGTTCTTCGATTTCGCGTGCCATGGCCTCAAAATCATTGCCACTTAAGTCGAGTGTTTCTAGTAGTCTAAATTTTTCGCCTGGTTGCATAGGTAAACTTAATACGGCAACACATGCTTTGTCGCCAAATCGAGCAGGATCAAAGCCAATCGCCACAGGTTTTAAACCAAACGGGCGTTCAAACCCTTCCTCGAAGTCATCCCATTCATTCGAGTCGCCCACACAGGCCATAAGTTGTTTTAAGTTGAAAGCAGAATGAGCATCGTCGATAAACTTACACATAAATAAGTTATCGAATTCGTCTTGTGAATATTCATTTTCAAGTATGCTGATGTTGATACGGTCAAAGCCCGAGTTTACAACATCATGTACATTGAGCATTTGCCGCCAAATACCATCTTCACATAAGCGACCTTCTTTGAGTGCTTTGTGGCTGCAATCAATCGCAAATTCATCATCGTTACAGGCTTTAGTATGTCGATACCACTTGCCATTCCAATGGTCATACGCTTCATGACTGGTAACACTGGGAGTACTGAAGTAGGTGACTCGGTATTGTTCATGTGTCGCCATTGCCTGTGCAAGGCCACGTAGCGATTTGTACTTAGGGATCCAAAATACTTCGTCTATGTATAAGTCGCCGCTTTCTGATTGGGCTGTTCGGGCATTGGTAGATTTAAAAATAAGTTTTACTGTTTTACCGCCGTTCAGGTTTAACACCATAGGTGAACCCGTTAGCTCAATATCAAAGTGTTCACGCACCAGTGCGATAATATTGGCTTTGAATACTTCCGCTTGGTCACGCGATGCAGAAATAAAAATCTTATTTCGGCCATTTACCACTGCATCGTAGAACGCTTCAAATGCAAAATAGAATGTGGCACCAATCTGGCGCGGTTTTAATATAAAACGGCTTCGGTGAAACTGGTTATCGAACCAATGTTTTTGATGCGGATAAAGCAACTTGTCTTTAAGTTCGTCCAGCATTTCAACTGTAATTGCTGAACAGTCATTTTTTTTGTTCTTCTTCTTTTTACTGCGGCCACTATGGGTGCCATTGTTAACTGGTTGAGCATCATTAGTCGCTTTTTGTCGGGAGGTAGCGGCATGTTTACTTTCGTTAAGGGCGCAAAGCTGGCGAGTACAAAACGCTAATTCTTTATAATCGGCGTCTGTTTTCTCTGGTTTGTCGGTAAGCACATTAATGCGGCGGCTGAATGCCATCTCGGCATTGTAGCTTGGACACATGTCAGCCCATTTGCCGTCATCAGCCCAGCGTCGAATACTTCGTGCGCTTGGCATATTTGGCAGCTCTGCTATTTCATCAAACGTGTAGCTATTAACCACATACAAGTCTTGTGCTTGTTTGCGTATTTCTGGCCCGTACTTTGGCTGCATCCTGCGCCCCTAAATCAATCCATGAAAGTGAGTTTAAGGGCTAAAAAGCTTCAATTCTGTAACTTCAATTCCTAGTTATTCCTAAAACGCAAATATAGGAATTTCTAGGAATTAAACAGTTAGAAAATCTTAAAAATCAGGTGCAAACTGCAATCAAGTTGAAGGAACGAATTATTAAAACGAGTAAAACATGTCAGGTCAATTACGCACAATACCCCTTACTATCGCCGCTGTTGGTTTAACGGTTGATGGTAGAGAAATTGAGGAGCAAGACGTTAATGATATTGTCGAAACGTATAACCCTAATATGTATGGTGCACGCATAAACATTGACCATTATGCGGATTGGTCTGGTTGGAAAGCAGAAGCCCTTTCATCAGTAAAACTTAATGGAGGGATGCTTGGTGATGTGATATCGGTCACTACTGAAAAAAATGAAGACGGAGTCCAAGTACTAAAAGCTGTACTTGCGCCAAACGCCAGTTTCGTATTGTTAAATCAAGCCGACCAGCATGTTTACTTCTCAATTGAAATCGACCGTAATTTTAGGGACACAGGTAAAACTTACTTAACAGGGTTAGCTGTTACTGATTACCCGGCTAGTGCTTATACATCAAGAGCAAAATTTAGCAAAGAGAGTGGCATAGAGAACAAGGATGTTTCGTTTCTTCGTGCTGACCTTGGCTTGTATAGCGAAATTGAAAAGCCATCAAAAAAGCCATTTTTTAAAAATATATTCAACAAGGAAGCTACCATGCCACTAACAGATCAAGATAAAGCAGATATTGGAAAAGCAGTCGCTGACGCTTTAAACCCTTCATTTACTCAGCTTAATACTTCATTAGCTGAATTCAATAAACAAAATCAGCAGGAAGCTGAAGACCAACAGGAAGAAGGTCAGGGTGGAACCCAAAACAAAGAGCTGACGGAGCAGCTCACCCAAATAAGTGAAAAGCTCAATAAAACGGACGAGAAGTTTAATCAGCTTCAAGACAAATTTGATGAACTTTCAACTGAAGAAGCCGACGACACAACTGATGCCGATGATGAGCCGACAGGTGATGAAGGCAAGTACAGCAACTTACTGTAAGGAAACAGCGATGCGCACTAAAACAACTCAAATATTTACCGCCATATGTGCGGGACTTGCAACCAATTACGGCGTAGCAAGTGTATCTGAAAACTTTGCAGTAGAGCCTACTATTGAACAAAAGCTTTACGATAAGGTTTATGAATCTGCTGAGTTTTTAACCCGTATTAACCATGCACTAGTTGATGATTTAGTTGGTCAGTCGGTATTTATGTCAGCGGGCTCGGGTGTAACTGGCCGCGCTGGTGTAGATGAAGATGGCAATAATGAACGTCAAACTAAAGACGTGTCTGGCTTAAGTAAGCGTGAATATCGCTGTTACGAAGAAGAAATCGATGTCCATTTATCGTGGGCAAAGATGGATGCCTGGTCAAAGTTTCCAGACTTTCATAACCGTTATCGCAATCATGTTCGTCAGCAAAAAGCCCTCGATATTATCAAGATTGGTTGGCACGGCATCAAAGCAGAGCCAATAACTGATTTAGCAAAATACCCAATGATGCAAGACGTTAATATTGGTTGGTTGCAACTTCTTCGCCGCGATGCGCCCGAGCGTGTAATTAAAGAAGGCGCAGTGACGGGAGAAATCCGTATTGGTGAAGGTGGCGATTACGAAAACCTTGATTGTGCGGTACATGACTTAATTCAAGGTATCCCATTGCACAAGCGTGTTGGTTTAGTTGCCATTATTGGTGATGAATTGATTGCCCAAGACAAAGGTAAGCATTACGCCAAAAATGCACATACGCCCAGTGAAAAAACAAAAGTGGAAATGGCACAGGTGATCAACACTTATGGTGGTTTACCTAGCTTTCAGGTGTCCTTCTTCCCATCACGTGGCATTTTGGTGACCAGTTTTGACAATTTAAGCCATTACATACAGTCGGGCTCTACACGAATGAGCATTGAGAACAATGCCAAGAAAAAACGCGTTGAAGACTACGAGTCACGTAACGCTTGTTATTACGTAGAAGACCTTGAGAAAGCGGTTTATATCGAATCTGACTCGGTAAAAACTCATAAAGCAGAAGACGGTACTTGGTCTTAGATTCCTTCTTTGAGAATAGAACGAACGCTGCTTGATTCAGTCGTTCAAGCAGCAACTTATAGAGAGTGTTTTTAAATGAGCCTAGTTAAGCAAGCATTAGCCAAATCAAAAGGCGAAGTACCTAAAAGCGCAGTGGATGCGCAGGCACCAAGCAAGGTGAAACGCAGCAATGAAAAGCAAACTGAGTACGCGTTTTTTAAAGCGGCAATAAGTTCTGACTTGGCTCAGCTAAAAACATTCACTGATATTGCAGACAAAGCGGATTACAAATCGACGGCCTTGGAACGCAATGACTATCTAGGTTACATAAACCAGTATCGGCTGAGCGGTGGTAACCATCCAAACATCGTACTTTCATGGGTGTTTATCTGGTTGGTTGACTTGAAGCGTTGGACGCAGGCAATCGAATTATTGCCGCTGTTAATCGAGCAACAACAACCGCTGCCCACACGTTTTAACACTAAGCACTGGCCAACTTTTTTGGTAGATCAGCTGTATGACGAAGTGAACTGGCACCTACAAAACAATAAAAGTGATGGATACAAAGACATGGCATTTTGCCTGTACCAGGTGATCCACCTATTGCGCCGCCAGGACTGGGCAGGACAAGAAATCGCAGGCGGTAAATTATATGCAATAGCTTGCAAGCTGGAGGTCGCCAGAGATAACACTGGTAATGCAGTGTTATTTGGAGAGCAAGCACAGGAAATAAATAAGGATGCCGGAGTAAAAACTTTGGTCGCAAAATTACAGAAAAAGCTCCAACGCCAGTGAGCAACTTAGCTTAACCAGTTAACGGAATACGAATAGCTGCTTAAGACTAAGTGGCGCTCACACTAATAAAGGAGGGCAATATGAATTTATCAAACATGCCAGTGGCTGATCAGCAACAGCAAAACATTGTGGTATCTGGCAATGGATATTATCCAGATTTGGAAACGGCATTCTTTATTAAGCGCTATGCGATCCCCTCTGAATTTGCGAACGATGAAAAAACGTTGGTTAGCATTCTCAAAGAGTCACAGGCCGAAGTTAACAACGAACTAAAAGAAGCTGTTTTAACTAATGGTACACCGCTCAATGAGCAACAAATTCTGTTCTACAGAACAGCGGTTTATGCCTTAGCTAAATCCAAAAGCTTGAAGTCAAAGCTAAGCACTACGCATCGAGACAGAGCCAATGCACAAAATGAGCTAGCGTCAGATAATTTTGAGTTTTGGCACGATGAATATCGCAATCAAATCAACTTACTTCGAGCGCTAAGCCCAAGTTTGTCGGCGGAATTGATATGAGCATGAGTAAGTTAGATAGGTTAAAGCGATTCTTAATTGATGCTAACTACAAAGGGCATAAGCTGGCGTTACCCGAACAATTTGAAGCGCACATGGAAGAGGGAGTTATTACCCCAGCGAGTAAGCAAATAAACGGCAATGGTTTACTAGCAGCAAGGCTTTATTACTCTTCAATCATTTCAATTGATCCTTGTTATGCGCCAGTTGAGTTAGTGAGTGCCTATGTGAGTTTTTGGCTTCAAAACAACGCAGAAGGTGATGATTCCGAAAGTGCGGAGTTTAATTGCTCAATTAACGACGACAACTCAAATGAAATTGAAATTGTAATCGGTACTTTTGAGGAAGAGTTAGAACTTGTAGAAGTTGCCAATGGCCCTTTTGAACTTGGCGGAAAAAGTTACGACTTTGGCGAACAAAGCCTTTGGATTGCAGAGAGGTTCACTTTAGCCGGTGAAGTTGGCCGTGCTTAATATCAAGCTCGATACAAGTGACGCATTAGTTCAACTTGAAGCACTTTCTTTACCAGAAAAAAAACGCAGAGCCATATTGAGAGATATGGGGAGAAAGTCCCGTAACTTATCAGTAGACCGGGTCAAAGAAGGCAAAAACCGAGATGGCAGAAAATGGGAAGATCCAAAGAATGGGAAAATTTTCAAAAAGATAAACCAGAAGAAACGCACATATATAAAAACAAGCGGAATGACTTCTGTAATCGGTTACAAAAAAGGCCGTTGGGGAGCAATCGCCAACGCTCACGCCAAAGGATTAAAAGATAAGTTTACCGTTAAGAATCTAAAAAACAGAAACTTGCCGGACGACAGATCAAGAGCAACCCAAGCTCAAGCTGAACGCTTGGTTGATTTGGGTTACAAAAGGTGGGACAAGCGTAACAAAGCTTTCAAAGAAGTGAGTGAGAAAACAATCAGGAGAAAGCTCAAATTTGGACAAGCTGGTTTAATTATTAGATTGCTCAAAGAAAGAAATAAAGCAGCAGAGAAACAGCGTAAGAAAGAATGGGACATTAAACGACCAGTTCGTGAATTGTTGGGTAATACAGTGAGCGAGCAAAACAAAATTCGTATAGCTGAGCTAGAACGAAAAATGTTTTTACAGCAGAAAAGTTAATTTAACAAGGAAAGGTTATGGCACAAGGTAAAGTTTCGGTTGCCGCCGTTCAAACTGGTAGCGGTGCGATTAAAGAAGTAGAGCGCACGGTATTAGTGATTGGTGAAGCGCCAGCAAACAATGGTGTGATTCAAGCAATCAATGCACAAAGTGATTTTGATTCACTGTTTGGTGAAGCTGATTCACAATTAAAAACCCAACTTAAAGCATGGCAGCGCAATGGTGATGATCTAGTAAGCGGTTATGCCATTTCTCATGGTGCTGGCGAGAATATTTTAGAGTTAATTGATAAAGCCATGGAGCAAGACATTAGCCCCGAAGTAATCGCTATTTGTACACCGGTTACTGGGAAAGCAGAAGTTGAAGCATACCAGGCTAAGAACCTCGAAATTTTAAACAAATATGCGCGTTATGTTCGCACACTTGTGGCTGCTCCTGGTTTAGACGGTACACAAACATGGTCAGAATTAGTGACGGCATTACAACCCCTAATTGATGGTGTCGTGGGTAATCGTGTCGCCGTTGTGCCTTTACTTTTTGGTGATGAACTGGGCGGTGTGTTAGGGCGTTTGTGTAAACGTTCAGTGACTATAGCTGACTCACCAATGCGTGTGTTAACAGGATCTATGTCACTTATGCCTCTACCAGAAGATTCTTCAGGCAATCCGCTGACAAATGCAACAACGTTGACATTAGATTCATTGCGCTTTAGCTGCACGCAATTTTACTCGGATTTTGATGGTGTCTATTTTGGTGACGTCAATATGCTCGATGCTGAAGGGGGCGATTTTCAACGCATTGAAACAGGTCGTATTCTTGATAAAGCATCTCGAGCTGTTCGCATTATTGCCATTCAGCAAATTAAAAACCGTCGCTTAAATAATAGTACAAGCGGCATTGAATTTGGTAAGCGTGTTATGGGCAGGCCGCTACGTGATATGAGCAAATCTGTAAATATTGGTGCGGATAAATTCCCAGGTCTGATTGATGCGCCAAAAGACGACAGTATTACCCTGACGTTTATGGATGCTCGAACATTGCATGTGATGCTTAAAGTGAGACCGATAGACTCACCAAACACAGTTCTAGCAAACATCATGTTAGACGACGTTGAGTAAGGACAGACCATGACTAGAAAAGTATTAGGCGGAAAGGACTTTGACTGTTTCATGGGTAACTCCATGGTGCACGTTGTGGAAGCCAATGTAAAAATTACCGATGGCCGAAAACCTAAAACAGTGCGCGGTATTCCTATGGGCTGGATTGATGGCCCAGTCGAAGCAGAAGTAACGTTAAAACTTGATCACGAAAACTTCTTATTACTGCAAGCCCAAGCGCAACAGGCAGGTAGTTGGAAAGGCATTGAGCCCTTTGATGTGGCCTTTACTGCAAGCGTTGCCGTAGGTGATTTAAACGTTGAAGTTTTTGGCTGTATGCCGCAACTCGAGGAGTTGTTAAACATTAAAGCCGAAGGGGGCGAAGAGAATACTTTCTCTATTAAATGCCCAGTAACAAGCCCTGATTTTGTGTATATCAATGGGGTGCCTTATCTCACAGCTGATGAAGTGAGAAATTTGTGATGCGGGGCTTCGGCAAACTTAGCTCGCAAGTGTTACTCAGTGCTATGGCACTCAGTAAACACAAAGTGTTTGAGGGTGAACTAAACCTAAACATTATTGGTGTTCGTGCCGCAAATACCCGAGCAAATACCTTTAATGACCTAATTTGTGTGCTGTATCAGCAAAACGGCGAGTGGCAACTTAAGCAGTTTAAAGCGACTACTGATGCGGGCCTTTATTGGCGTAAACACCCAATGAACATTGACGGCACAGCGGTATTGGTGCCAGGTCAACATCGCGGCTTGTGGAAACTGGGCTACCACCAAGGTAAATATCGTGCACTTGTTCAAAACAAACCTGTGATCGTACTTCGTGACAACGACAAAAACGCCGAATTAGAAACCGATGAAGCACAGGCCGAGCTGCAACTTGGTTACTTTGGTATTAATTGCCATCGAGCGAGTGCACACATCGAATCAAAGCAAGTTGATAAGTGGTCCGCGGGTTGCCAAGTATTCGCGAACCCAGACGACTTTGACGAATTTATTAATCTTTGTGAGCAATCAGCTGAGCGTTATGGCAATACCTTCAGCTATACGCTACTTGAACAAAACCAACTTAAAGAGAGCAAGGAAAATGCAGAATAAGCAAATTGTCATTGATACCGATGAACAAGAGTTCACGTTTAATGTTACGGGTCAGGCTTACAACAAATATCTAAACAGCACGACACCGACCAATAAAATTCAACCAGCAACTAACTTTTTATTAGCCACGGTTGATGATGCTCAGAAAAAAGAGCTCAAGGCACTGTTACAGCAACCAGGTGCAGCGTTGCACATGGTCGGCACAGTGATTGAAGACTACACACCAGAGTTTAACTTCTCAGTAAAAAAATCGAAGAGCGAGCCAAGCGAATAAAGCAAAATCGCTTAGACCAGTTATTTGCATATCACGCCAAACACTTTGGTAATTTGCCAATATCAGGTGAAACCTTGGCACAAGCGCTCTTTATTGAAACTCAGCAACAGGAGTTGCTAACCGTTGCAGTAAACAACGGTATTTGCATGGCACTAAACGGCGAAGAGTAAAACACATGAGTTCACTCAGTAAAATGGACAAGTTGCAATATTCAATAGGCCTGATTGATAAAGTCACTGGGCCTGTGAATAAGATCATGGCTAAAATAAATCAACTGAGCGAACAAACAGCCAGCGCCAAGGAACAGTTATCAGGCGGACTAATGAGTGCAGCGGGTGGGGCCATGATGTTAGTTGGCTCGCTCAATCCTGCCATTGAAGCACAAGCCGCTTTGGGCGAGGTGCAATCGCTTGATGTGTCTAACCAGGCTCTGACACAACTTAATAACACCGCAATTAATTTTGTAAGTAATTACGGCGGTAATACTGCTGCTGTTATTCGCAGTTCTTACGACATCCAATCTGCCATCAGTGGCCTTACTGGTAATGAGCTTGCTCAGTTTACCGAGTCATCCGCCATTCTTGCCAAAGGCACAAAAAGTGACGCGGCGACCACCACCGATTATTTCGGTACCATGTATGGTATTTACCAAGACACAGCCAAAGAAGTTGGTAAATCTGAGTGGATACAAATGCTAACAGGGCAAACCGCCGCGTCAGTTCGTATGTTCAAAACTACGGGTTCTGAAATGGCGGGAGCTTTCAGCACGTTGGGTGCAGAGGCTAATTCCCACGGCATAACAATGAACGAGTCCATGGCGGTACTTGGTCAGTTGCAAGCCACCATGTCTGGCAGTGAAGCGGGTACCAAATACCGCGCATTCCTTGGTGGAGTTGGTAAAGCACAGCAAAAGCTTGGTATTCAACTCACTGACGCACAAGGGCGTATGCTGCCAATGGTTGAAGTGATGGACCGAATACATGAAAAGTTTGGGATCATTGACACCGTTGCAGAAAGTGACGCACTGCAAAAAGCGTTGGTACCAAAGAAGCTGTGGCACTGATTAAACAGCTTATGCCCCAAGTTGATCAGCTTGAAAACAACATAAACCAATTAGGTAATATTTCTAATATGGGGGTGGCTGTTGAAATGGCCGACGCCATGGGTAGCGCATGGGATAGATTCGGCGGCTCACTTAATGCAGCATTGGTAAGCATGGGTCAAGCCGTTTTACCAATCATTGAGCCAATTGTGGACCTACTCGCTACATTACTACAAGGAGTTGTTTGGCTCACTCAAGAGTTTCCCATATTGAGTGGTGTTATAGGGACGTTTGCTGTCGCCTTAGTTGGTGTAACCATAGTAATGGGCACTTTCAATGCCTTAGTGGGTTTGTACCGTTTGGCTATGCTACAAGGTGCGCAAGCAACCAAGATTGCAAGTATCTGGTCTAAAGCGTGGTCGGGTGCATTAGTAATACAAACCGCAGCTATGAAAGCCGCCAGCTTTGCAGCAGCAAACTATGGCAATGCTCTATTGTTTGCAGGCGGTATGCTGAGCCGTTTACAAAGTATGGGGGTTGTTGGCGTTTTGAGTTTAGTCACTGCAAAACTGGGAGCCGCAGCCACCGCAGCTTGGGCGTTTTCTGCCGCATTGTTTGCTAATCCGATAACGTGGATTGTCGTAGGGGTCGTTGCTGCAATCGCAGCCGTATCTGCGCTTGTATATTACTTCGATGAAATATCAGCAGCTTTTAGTGATTGGGCAGACAACTCAATGCTTTGGCAGGGTATGCGCGTAGCTTTTGATTTAATCACTTTGCCACTGCAAATCATATGGTATCTCGTTAAGTCCATTGGTTCTGCGATTTATGATTTTGTAGCCCCTGCATTTAGCTTTATTGGCGAGTTGGTCGGTACAGTGACAGGTTCTATAACTTCGGCATTTATGGCTGTGTATGAGCCTATCTCAGCGGTATTTTCTCGAATTGGAAAAATCATTTCAGGAGTATTTGAGGGAGTTTTCTCTACAATCAAAACGTTCTTTAATTTTTTTGGGGATATAACCGCAAGTGTCACCGGCTTTTTGAAATCAGTTGCAGATAATGGCGTTTTAAATATGGTGATTGACTTTTTCAGTGATGATGAAGAAGTGCAGAAAATTAGCCAGCAGCCAAGCTCAGCAGTGCAATCGTTAGAAAGCGCAACACATATAAACTCTGTTATGCCGCAAGTTCAAAGTCACTCATCGCAAAGTTTAGATCAGGCACAATCAAACAATGTTGTGCAGTTCTCAAGCTTGCAAACGGGTAATAGCGTAACTAATCGAGTGCTTGAACAAACTCAAAATGGTGCTTTGTATTCGCAATCGACTATTGTTTTACCTAGTAATGTTGTGGCACTTTCAAATGCTCAAGTATCTAACAATACAAGCCGTACTCAACAAAACTTTGCAGCGGTAGATCAACCACAGACTGCGAATTTTACTAACACACCAATTTCAAAAGTTAGTGAAGTAAACCAAGCGCTTTCAAGCAGCGTGATACCGCTAAATGCACAAGTTCTAGCTAATCATAATATAGCTAATAGTAATCATCATGCAGTGGGAGCAGAACAAGCTTTAACGCAAAATACGCAATTGGCTTATTTAGATCACGCAATTACCAACAATGCCCAAAGCCAGGTTCTTGAACAAAGTGCTCAGTCATTAGAGCAAGAGCAAATCGAGCTAAACAGCACCTATGTGGCCAAGCCAAAGCGCTCTGCATTTTTACAGCAGCTTGCTAAAACAAACAATATCAATACCAGCAATGCAAGCAGTGACAACTCTAAGAACGTGCACATCGAAAGCTTAACGGTAAAAACAGATGACATGGCCCGCACGTTCGAAGATGTAATGGAGTTAGCATCATGATGACATTTGACGATATCCAGTTGCATATAGATTTAAACGTTGTCGATGGGGACTTTGTGCTCAATGACTCCCTGAGTCCTGCAACACTGCAAAAAGCAGACGTAATAGCACAAGACATTAAGCACCGCATTTTAGAAAGTGGTTTGCTTGTAAAGCTTGTTGGGCTGCGCAATGAAAACGGTATTAAGCCAATTCTGACCGAGCTTGAATTGCTTATTGAACAAGACGACAGGCTTAAACCTGGCTCAATCAATATAATAAAAAACGATAACGGACTATCAATTGACGCAAAAACCAGACAGTACGGGGGCTATCATGAAATTTAAAGCTCTTATGGAAAAAGCGGGTTTACCACTGACAGAAGACAAAGCCGCAGATCAATGGCGTGAAGAACTCAAAAGCCAGAATATTTCTGTGGCGAATGACTCTCCATTTGGTCCGTTCTGGCGAACTATTGAAGCCTTGATCACAAAACCCGTTGTGAAGCTGTTTAATTGGATTGCCCAAACGGTAATGCCAGATCTATTTATCATGACCGCAAGTCGCGACGCATTAATTGAAAAACACGGCCCAAGTCGAAATGTGTTTATTCAAACTGGCTTGAAAGCACGTGGATTACTGACTTTTTCACGCCAAAACAGCGAGGGTGAAAGCTCTGTCGTTGCTGGCACTGTAATCACAACGGACGTGATTGGCTCAGAATCCTACGAACTAACATTATTGCAAGACGTTAATTTTAATGAAGGAGTTAGTGCCGTTAGTGCATTAGCAGAGGCTATAGAAGTAGGGGCGGCGTTCAATCTACCCGCGAATTCCTATCGCTATTTTTTAGAGCCGCAAGACGGGGTTACAGTGACGAATTCTGACGATTGGCTTTTACTACCAGGTGATGACGAAGAAGACACCGAGAGTTACCGGGAACGTATTCGAAACGTTTTTGGTACCGCTGCACGCTGGCACACCAACGATGTTTACAGACAAATCATCGCGGGATTCCATGTGCCCATTGATAACATTGAGATAGAAACAAACGGGCCACGCGGACCAGGTACCGCAAATGTGTATATTTATTTAGATGTTGGCACGGTACCAAGTGCATTACTAGAAACAATCAACCGCCATATTCGCGATAATGGTCATCATGGGCTTGGTGATGATGTGGTTGTATATGCAATGCCAACGCAAACACTCAATGTATCTGTTGTTTATACACTGCATACTGACAGTGATATTCACTCTCAGATAACCAGTTTTATAGAGTCTGCATTTCGAAAAAACGCGGCGTACAAGCCAACACGTGTTACGCATAATTCGGTGTTCTCAATCAGTCAGTTGATCAGCGAGTTGCACGAAGAGTTTGAACAGCTCAAATCAATTCGTATCAACATTGATGACATTCACCCTCAAAATTGGTTGCCAGTGTTGGGGAGCTTGGAGGTGAACCGTGGCTAATCAAATTGCAACTTGGCTAAACAAAGGCTATGCCGAAAAATTAGTAAAAGCTGCTACTGGTTACTGGAATAAAACCAGTGAATTTGTCATGTGGGCAGTGAATCAAAAAGATGAACAGCAGAATGAAGAACCTATTTTGAGCTTTTTGGCTTGGGAGCGTTTAACTGACCGATTGCATGATGAGCCTTTAGAGCTCTATAGGAGTCGCGTTCAACATGCGCTCGTAAATACAATAAACGCGGGCGAGTTTGCGTGCATTAAAGACATTTTTGCGCGCCTTGGCATTGAAGTACTCAAAGTAAGTGAACGATTAGACGGCAGAGATTGGGACATTATTGCCATTGATTTAACAGACAATGCGTTGGCTAATAACAACAATTTATTACCAGAGCTAATACAGCTCTATGGGCGTACATGCAGACGCTATGAATTGACTGTACACAATAAAGCGGAAGTGTCGCTATCACTAGGTGGAACACATGTGCAATGGGACAACTGTCACGTACAGCATGCATTGCATTTGCAAGCTAACAATCAAGCAACACAGCAATACAGCCATGGTTTTATATCTCTACAAAATGAATCAAGCGTAGCGCCTTTATTACCGTTAAAGCATGATGTGAATCACTCACTCAATATTGAGCGCTTAAATTGTTTTTTAGGGCTAGATAACCGTGTTGTAACTACATTGCTTTTACCAACTCATTTTAATGTACGGCACAGTTTCGAAGCACAACCGAAATACGGATTTATCAGCAAGGAGGGTGGCGTAAGCCTGGCGACACTATGAGCCAAATAATAACAGGGATTATTACCAACGCAGGAAAGGCGCACATAGCAACAAGTGCATTGAACAATCAGGGTTTAAACGTCACCGAAATGGTGTTTGCTAACATTCCCAATCTAAATGAACACGCGACACGAAACCCCAATGAAGGTATGCCGCCGTCACTGCAAATCGTACACCGCCGCAACATCGATGTTGAAGGCAGAGTGGATGAAAACACTGTGGCATGGGCTGTGGTTTTGGAGCAAGATGTAGGGGACTTCGATTACAACTGGATAGGGCTTGTTACAGACGCTGGCTTGCTCTTGGCCGTGGATTACTTGCCCATGCAGCGAAAGCGTAAAGGCGTGAACAATGTGCATAACCGCTCGTTTGTGCTCAAGTTTGCAGCCGCCGCAGCACTTTCTCGAATTACGATACCTGCACAGTCATGGATGTTTGATTATAGCCCGCAAATAGACCGAATTGACAGCACATTACTGACTATAGCGACCATTCAAATAAACAACATGAATAGAGCCGTTAAACAAATTTATAAGGGATTTAATTATGAGTGATTTAGGACGTTTAATAGATGCGTGCGACGCGCTAACGAATACTGTTGAAAACAAACACGCACAGATTGATGAAACGCTTCAGAATGCAATTGCTGAGTTGCAAAATACTGCTGCTTCATTGTCGAGTCAATTGCCTCGGATTTGCGTATCTGAAAATCCATTTCTTGAGATAGATGCATCAACACAATTACCAACAGGGTTGATGATGCATGACGATGTCACTGCAGAGCTTTTTGAAACAATTCCACGTTCTCCAGAAGAGAGAACCTCAGCACAATTGCAATTATTGCAAAGTATGGAAGACGACCTTGGTGTGTCGCTTCGTGCTCATGAATATTATGACCGAGGCTTTAACATTATTAAATTATCGTGGACACAATTAACAAACTCAAATTGGTTAGCATTTCCAGCATACAGTAAAAGCGGCACTGGCGCATACCCTGAGCAAGTATTACTTACTTACGGAGCATTTGTAAAAGTATTGTCTGGTGAAATCACTGGGTACTGGGGAGAGGGTACAACACTGAATAAATGGCATTTCGGCAATGGGTTATGTGAAGTTAGTGGCAGATTTGGCAACTATTTTCATCCGCATCCATTGCGCAAAAGTGCAACAGGGTCTGTTTTAGTTGCATTACCATTCATAACCACCGGAAATGTTCAGAACGCCGCAGAATGGTATCCACAAACAATCATCTAGGAGGTCATATGAAGCTACTCGATATTCACACATCTACACAAAAAGCTGTAACGAGCAGAAACAGACTAAATGAATATATAAAACAGTCTGACCCATTGTTTATGGAAGCGATTCGAAAAGAAGCAGCTGGGGACCATGAGGGGGCCACGCTTGCACAAACGGCAGCACTAAAAGCGGTTGCAGCAATCAAAGAAAAATATCCATTCGATGTATAGATTAACAGTTTGTTTTAACGAAACCGCAGCTCCATGCAAGATGCAAGCGGGCGCGAAAGCGCTCGCGAACGCATTGAGAGATAGCTCTCGCTATGAGAGCCCTAAATCACTCAATGGACTACTATTGAGTGCAAATAGCACACGTTCACTAATGTTAGCATCGCAACTTCAAACGATAAATGAAGTATGCCCGATTCCTGGGTTGATAACATGCGCGTCATACGCGCAAAGTCTCAGTACAATTGAACAGGATAAATTAGTTGTATATGAAGGCCAAAGTCTTGAGTGGTGCGAACAGAGCTTGCAAAGTCTCAAGCCTTTACAACAAAAGCAAATCACAGAGGGGCTGGCAAAAGTAAATGAACAAGGGCAAAGTTTAGTTAAATCTATTGATGACGCACTGACCGAAACAGTTGAACTAAAAACGTCAAGGGACGAGCGGTTGAGTCAACAATTCGCGCCTGAAAGTACAGGACTTAACAAACAATTATTGACAGGTTCTAGCATTGAGTCACTAGCACGCCAGGTCGAACAAGTAGGCGACGATTCAGAATTTTGGGCACTGTGTTTATTCGTCGGCGAAATTGACGAATTGAACAAAATCAAGGAAGTATTGTGATAGCAATTGATGGTTGGCAAGTACCAGGTTACGACACAAAAGTAAGCGCAGGCATCAAGCTCGCGGGCTCCGATTTATCTGGTTTTGGTTCATATGCCCTCAGTTCAGACAATGGTGTAAAGCCGGGTATCTTAAACGTCAAAGCAAAAATCGCATTTGTTGATAGTAATGACCTAGCGTCGCTCATCACAAAAGCCAAAGCATTAGACGAAAACGGCGCACGAACAGTCTATACGATTAACAGTGATTTGGCTGAAGCGTATAAAATCAGAAAAGCAAAGTTCAGTGGTGAAGTGAAAGCAACTGAACTAGAGGACGCAAAAGGCTGGCAAATTTCATTCAAATTGCTAGAAGTGCGCTCAGTATCAGAGCGTGAACAACAGCAACTAGACGAAACATCAAATCAAGCTAGTGAGCAGCAAGCAACTGATTCACAGACCCAAATACAGCAGCAATTCGACCAAATAGACGGGCCGTAACATGGATGTACGTCTATTCGACTCTCTACATATTGACGGTTTTCCAGCAACAACAGTCATCAACAAGCAAGTCCAACTTGATTTGAATAGCGCAGGCCGTGCCCGCTTTGAAGTTGTTACAGAAGTGGAGCCTAGTGGACTTATTGAATTACATTTGGGCTATGAAGTATCAAATATGACTCCCTATTTTTTGGGCGTGATTGAGTCAAAACATTTTGCAAACGGGCGTTGGTATTTAACGTGTCGAGAATTGTTAGGCGCACTGGTATATCCAAAGCCATTTTCACTACGTCACCCGACTATCTCGCAAGTGTTAGATGAGTTAGACGAAAGCATTGAATTTGTGACGCCAGAAGCCGATTACATGCAAATCAAAGTCCCCATGTTTTGTCACGCGGGTACAGGCGTCGAGGCACTTCGACAAATAGGTCGCGTTTGGCAAATTCCACAGTACATTTTCCAACAAAGGTCGGACGGCAAAGTTTACGTTGGTGGCTGGCAAGATAGTCGTTGGGCTCGGTCAACAATCGAAGATTTCCCTGAACATTCGCTAAAAGCCAATAGCTCAACAACTGGCGAAGTGATAGCTATTCCCAAGTTAAGACCAGGGTTAAAACTCAATGGGCGTTACATTCAGGAAGTGACGCTACAAAACGACAGGATGCAATTACAATGGTCAAACAGGCTGTTAAGCGTTTAATACTCCGTTACTTTCCAGAGTTAGGCGAGCGTAAACATTTGCCGCAACTTGCTCGAATCGAAAACATTTATGATTTACCCACAGATGGCAGCAAAATAAGCACGCCTTTTAGACCATACAAAGCGGCAGATATTCAGCTCATAAACCCACATACTTATGAGATCTTAAACGTACCACTCTTTGAGCAAGTAACTTTAGCAACAGGCCAAGCAAGCGATACAGGACTAATTAACGAGCCCAAGCCTGGCATGATTTGTTTAATCCAATACATCGACGGTTTAAACAGTGCTCCCATCATTACCAGTATTTTGCCATGGCAAAGTCTGGTACCTGAGCAAAAGCACACTGACGTAGGCCTCAAACAAAATTCTCGAGCACAAATCCAAGGGCGCGATGGAAATTGGATAATAGAAACTGACGATTCAATCACGCAAGTTAGTGATTCGAGCAAAGTACAGGCCCGTGAGCGCACAGAGCAATTTCACATCAAACAGTCGTCCATTGGTACTCATGAAACTAATCAAATCGATGGTAATCAAGTAAACAAAATCATGGGCGCACTAAAAACTGTGGTTGGTGAAAAAGCGCTAATAACAGCATTGGAAGGCCTGCTCCTTGGCAGTCAAAATCAAATTGATATAAAAGCACATGAGAATCTAAACATAGAATCATTGAGGACTCTCCACGCTAAAGCAACAGAATTAGCAAAGCTTGAAGGAGCAACAATCTGGATTGGAAGTGACTCTGTTAACGTTGCGCAAGTACTTGCGGAGTTGATTGAGCTGGTGAAATTATTAAGTATTGAACTGGCTTCACACGGCCATAAAGACCAAGGAGCCGGACCACCAATGACTAAAACTGAGTTTGAGGGTTTTAAAGATAGTGCTGAGTCGTTGCTTGACGTATTACTGCCAATAGTCGCTAGGTAAAGAATTAGGTGTGTATATAAGTGTGTATACGGAAAGAATTTATTTTAAAATAAACAGAATATAATCAGTAGGTTAAGTTTATTATCTCATAATCGTGCCAATAGATAGTTGGGATATTTTCAACATTTTCTTTTGTATGTAATTTATTGTTTTCTTTCATAAAGTCGTGAGCTATCTATTGTGCTTTAGTGTTTGGTTTCTAACGCAGGCATAGTAACACATTTGAAAAGTGGCTTCGATTTATAAAATAAGCGGAAAGGAACAATTTTGGAATTGAGTAATTTGTATTGGCGTATTTCACTGGCTGTTGATCAATGACTCTGACCCCATTGATCTTGATTTGGAAAAAGGATCATGAGAAACGGCTTTATTTACCTAATAAGGGGAGGGCAATTGCTCATCTTAGATAAAAAAGCTCAGGTTAACTCACTTAAACAAGACTACATCAAGCATGTAGCGCATTCTCTCGCCCAAAAAGAGGCAGAGCAGCAGCGTTATGAAGTCCAAGAGTCGGCTATTGCAGATTGGGATGTGCTTAATGAAGATCAAATTGACCAGATAAAACGAACTGGCCACGTTGTCGCGGGTCGTCGAGTGTATTATATTGTCGGCAACAAGCTTAACTCTTTCAAACGTATAGAGTTAAACGACATGGAGCGGGTAACGACGCCAGCAGCACAAGACGTGCATTGGCAAAAAGCTAGGGAGATTGTAGACCTCGCCTTTACCTATGCTCACTTAGAAGAACGAACAATTCCATCCAACACCATATATGGCCACAACCGAAAACTCGGTAAAGGTTTAGACCTGATAGGTGATCTTGAACTCGCTCAACTAGCCGTTGAAGGCGAGGCAAGCGCGATTAGCGATAACGATTGGTGGGGGATAGGGATGATGGCTTAGATTCATTTACTTTAAAGGACATTTGATGCGTAGTTTTTTTATTCTCATGAGCATTGCCATTTTTGCGATGCAACCTGTATTGGCTGATGAGAAACAGAAAATTGTTGGACAAAGCAATAACCAAAATCAGCTAGTCCACATTTCTCTGGCTCAGCAATTGGGAGCTATTCAAAATAAGCTTTCTGATCTAGATGAGAAATTAAAACAGCAAAACACTTTGAATGGTGACGCTAAAAGTCTGGAAGAAACTTATAACGAGTTAAAACTTCAGCTTGAAGAGTTGAAGCTTCTTTTAAACCAAAAAGAAACAATACTGCAAAATAAGTTAAGCAATCAAAAAGAAGTCATAGAAAGTAAATTTCTTCATAAAGAGCAAAATCAAGATAAACAGCTGGCTAACTTTAATAGTCGAATATCTGATATATCATTTGAGCTAACGTTATACAGCATACTAATTACCTTAATAGCCGTTATTTTAGGTATTTCGACCACATACATTTCGATTCAAAAAGCTAAAGAACAAGCGAATGAAGCTTCAAAAACACATATGAAGGATTGGCTTGATAAAAATAATGATGTTTTGCTTAAACAAGCACAGGAAACCTTCGAAGAAACGAATAAAAACTTAAAAGCTAAATTTGAAGAATTTGAAAACGTTCAGAAGAACCGAGCTGAAGTATTCGCAGAAAAGAGGTTGATTAGAGCAAAATTAATTGATTCATTGGTCGATGAATCTAGCAACATAGACCCTGTAGTTTTCGAGAGCGATAAATTGGAGGTTAAAGACTGGTTTGAAATTGGGGATGAAATGCTGGCGAATAATCGATATCGCTTATCGCTAAAAGTTTGGGATGTAATTCTATTGAAAGAGAAAAATATCGCTGAAGAGTTAATACTAGCCAAAGTTTATGAATTAAAGGCATACTGCCTAACTATGCTCAAAGAAAAGTTAGAGGCAATCAAAACCTATGATGACTTGATTAAGCGACTTGGTCATTCAGAAAAAAGTGAACTTAAACTACAAATAGCTAGAGCAATGTTAAATAAAGGGTTTAACCTTAGGAGTCTTGGTAGACATGAAGAAGAAGTTCATACCTATGACGAACTTATTGCTCGCTTCTTTGATGCAGAAAACGACAAATTGCAATCTATAATCGCTAGTTCAATGTTGAATAGAGGGGTTACACTTGAGCGGTTGGGTACGCCTTACAAAGCAATAGAAGCCCTGGATTCTTTGATTTCTCGCTTTATTGACTCAGATCTTGAGGAGATACAAGTTACAGTTTCTGGTGCAATGTTGACTAAGAGTTATACCCTGAGAGACTTCGGTGAGTTTTATAAAGCAATAGAAGCCTGTGACAGACTGATTTCTCATTTTATCGACAGAGAAAACAACGCAATACAAGCCCGAGTTGCTGCAGCAGTATTGGTTAAGAGTTCCGCATTGCGCCAATTAAATGAGTTTCATAAAGCAATAGAAGTTTGTGACAGTTTGATTTCTGGCTTTATCGAATCAGAAAACCGTGAAGTACAATTACAAGTTGCTCAAGCAATTATTTCTAAAGGGTCTATGCTTGAGAAGCTTGATAAGTACGAAAATGGAATAGAAACCTATGAGGTACTTATTAACCGATTTATTGGCTCAGATGACGAAAGATTACAAGTAGAAGTTATTAATGCAATGAGAAGTAAAGCGAGCATACTGAGGGATCAATCAATGTTTGAAGAAGAAATAAAAGCTTATGATGCAATGATTGTACGTTTTATTGACTCAGATAATGAAGATATGCAAATAATAACTGCGCAAGCAATGCTCCAGAAAGGGAAAGTATTGGAGTTTTTAAAAATGAAAGAAGAACAAATTAAATCCTATGAGACACTAATTAATCACTTTGCTGACTCAAGCAATGAGGAAATAAAAGAGTACGTAAGAGTCGCAAAGAATAGATTAAAAATATTAAAGCCCGATTAGTTCTAACTGCTTTTCTCTTGGTAAATTACTAAGTAGTGCTGCGGCCAGTTGCGCCGCATCACCCCTAGGCGGATTCAAGTAATGCTTAAATGCAAGACTCGCTACAAAGGTAGCACCGCATTCTTTAGTGTTTGAGCACGAGCAATATAATTCAGATACGTTATCCGCCACATTCTCCCTCGATGTTATTATCGCCTTACTTCCGCAGTGTGGGCATGTCACTCGCATTGTTACACCTTCAAATTCTAATCTAGATACTGTGATTATATACAGTTAACTCCGTGGCGCAAATTTCGCTGCCAAAACGCATCCGAGAAACCAAAAGGGCGAAAAATTCACTCCTCCTCGCCTTCCGCTTTCGCACAAAAAATTTATGATTTTGACATTGCCAGTGACACCGAGATTATGTGGCAATCTTTGTATATAAGGATCTGCCAGCAATTGCGAAAGGATCAGGATGTCAAACTTGTGACATGTTTTGACATGAGAGTGACAAGAAAAGATCCAAAATATTGGAAATTCAATGAAAACTCATTTAAATTAAAATTATTATGATTTAACTCATAACTATTTCATGAGGTATTTATTTAAAGGAATGCAAAGCCAAGAGCGGTTCGAACTGCTTTTATCACTGACACGAATTAGCAGTGAGAAAGTAATTTCGGCACTTAGAGATTATTTAGTTCGTGGCATGGATAAGAAAGCTGCAGCAATCATTAACCATGTTGAAATGCCAAACTTCTTAGCAGCGCTCAAAAAACTTGAAGAAAAGGCGGCCGTCGTTGAAATGATCAAAGAGATTGACGGGTTATGAACTTCGTAGCCCATATTTGACCTGAAATGCAGCGGCGAGCAAATAGCGGCCGTTGATAAAACTTTCATCGGCATGCAAAATGCAAAATCCGACTCCTTATTTATGTTTTCTTATGATTGAGCGCAAATACAAAGTTATAGCAAGCTTCCCTATATTTGGACTAATCCTTGATATATTAAACGGGAAAGGGTTTAGTGACTACGTTATTAATGGCTTCAACTTATCATTTGCAGTAGTTTACTTCTTAATTATCAGGTTTATAGTGGTAAAGGTGACAATTGTGCACATTCAGAAGACAGCAAAGTTTTACTCTACGGTTCTTTCTTTAATTGTTATTTGTGCGGCCTTGTTATTTTGTGCTTATCACTTTTATCTGTCTGAGCCATTTAGAATAGTTTATAGTGGTAAATACACTTACCACGCTTTGAGTTTAGGGGTGTTTCTGTCTTTACACTCAATTCTTTTGGCTTTTATTGTACTATTTGGACTTAGAAAAATAGTACAAGGAAAATATAGGATTTATAAAGCGTAATAATTTGCTCATGTTTAATCTGACAGTCAAAAATAAAAACTACTCATATGAACCTATTTACTTCCGAATTTATTGATTACGTTCAGAGGGTCCTTACTAAATCTTTGCCCTAAATTATTCAACCCTTCAAACAAGTTCGGCGCCATATATGTCCCCACGCCTATAAAGCCTAGTCTAGCACTTTCGGCCACGGCCAGATACTCACAAATACTCGAAACCAAATATGCTGCAAGTAAGGCCATAAGTGCGCTAAAGAAGTAATGACCAAAAGTAAAAGCGGGGGGCGATAAATAAAGTTGAACGGCCGCAGCCGTCAT